GGAGTAAGATCAATTGGAAATTCACTTTGTATTATTCTTGCCATTATTATTTATTCATTAATCCCGCTATTTGACTTAAATCTACCTCTCCTGGTGGTAATGTGCCATTTGCTACGTCCATTCCAGCTTGTGGTCTAAATGTTTGAGCATTACTACTATTAAAACTAGCTGCTGTATCACCTAATATATTTTCATACGCTGCTCTTTTAGCATCTGCCGTCATTGTTGGTGTTTGGCGAACTATTGGTTCTTTATTTTCTGTTACAGGAGCTGTGTATGTTGGTTGAGTTATAACTTTTGGAGTTTTAACAGCTTCCAATAAAATTTCCTTCAATTCTTCTTGAATAGCCTCTTTAACGGCTTCTTTTATTATTGTTTTAAGTGCTGATGTCTTCATTTTATTTATAAATATTAAATTATTAAGTTTTTTATGTAAAGTTAAGTAATTCTGTCGATTCGTTTATTGGTTCAATTTTAAACTTTGTATAATTAGTTGGATAATTAGTTTCTGCCCCTCCTACTTCAGGGATACTGTCAATTATTTCTAGTTGGTAGGTATATGTTCCTAGTATTTCAACACCACCAATATTTTCTCTTATTGTTTCATCTCTACCTGCTGTTTGGGATATTTGAATTACTTGGACGTCTTCACTAGATGAAATAGATGTAGGTATAAGTGGGATTGAAGTTGATCCTCCAAGCCATGCCCCATTATTATAGTCATTACTATTCCCTCCAAATAATGATTCATATTTATTTTTTATATAAAATAAAAAACTTCTAAACATAGCAAGTGTTACAGCTTTAGATGTTATATCTCCAGTATCAAGTGCTCGCTGTTCATCAACAGAATTTCTTCTAGCCATCTCATAATAATTTTTACCAACTAACCAATCACTTTCATTACTATATAATATAATCCATCTATTACTTTGATCTCCTGGGTTAGAACTATCAGATAACTGCCATTTTC